AGTGCGGATGTCAAACCAAAGCCGACGCAGCCAACAACGAGCGAGACGATGAGCGATTGACCCACCTGCGGGACATGGAGGCCGCTATCGCGGACGTGTTCGAGTCGATGCTGGCTGAGGTGGATGCCACCATCGCCAAACGCAAGGATGGCGGCATCCGCGTCAAGATGACCCAACGGGACATCGACACCCTGATTGATCGCCTGACAGCCATGTTCGATGAGCAGTTGGCCCAGGCGATGACTGACCCCATGACCGCACAGATTCAGGCGGGTGGCATGGCGGGTGTTGAGCGTGCGGGTATCAACTTCTCATTCGACGTGAGCAATCCATCGGTTCAGCGGTTCATCGATCAACACACCATCAGGCTGGCCGGGGGATTGCGGGACACTACCATCGAGGCGGTTCGTGGCGTCTTGTCCGATGGTTTAGCCGCTGGCGACAGCCCGCAAGCCATCGCGTCTCGCATCAGGGACGCCGGGCCGTTCTCACGGGCGCGGGCGGAGGCCATCGCCAGAACCGAATCGGCGACGGCTTACGTGGAGGGTGAACAGGTCGCGTGGCGGGAGTCTGGCGTGGTGGAGGGCAAGCAATGGTTGCTCGCTCCCAACGCCTGCGAGTTCTGCCGCGCCGTGGCCAAAGAGTTCGAGGGCACGACCGTACCGCTGGATCAGCCGTTCAAGCGGCTGGGCGATAGTGTGCGTGGTACGCAGGGCGGTACGCTCAAGCTCAATTTCAGGAACATCACCGGGCCACCACTGCACCCAAACGATCGGTGCGACGTGATCCCGGTATTATTGGAGACGGATGATGAATAACCCCCACCGCAAGCACCTCATCGCCAAGATGGAGGCCGACGACTCACCCAAGGGCGATCGCACCTTCATCGCCACCATCACCACCAACGCGGTAGACCGTGACCGCGAGGTGCTGCTGCCGACTGGCATGGACGCCAAGGACTTTGAGCGGAATGGTCCGGTGTTCTGGAACCACAACTACGACGTGCCCATTGGCCAGACCATCAAGCTGGCTCAGGGCAAGAGCGCGTGGACGGCGAAAGCGAAGATCGCGCACAGGCCCAAGACCCACGAGGGCGAGTGGTTCCCAGATACGATCCTGGCACTGATGCAGCAAGGCGTGGTCCGTGGTGTCTCCGTGGGATTCAACCCCGTCGAGACACGACGCGCGACTGATCGCGACAAGAAAGAGTTTGGCGACGACGTGGAGCGGGTACACAGCAAGTGGAAGTTGCTGGAGTTCAGCGTCACGCCGCTACCAGCGAACCAGGACGCTTTGATTATGTCGGTCAGCAAGGGGATCGTCACGCCTGAGCGAGCGAAGTCGCTCTTTGGGTTGAAGGAAACGCCAGAGGCCAAGTCTGACCCCGCTCCCGTGGAACGCCAGAAGGTCTACATCGTGATCCCTTACGACATCCCCAAGCGGGTGGATTACACCAAGGCCATCGGCGACGAGGTGACGAAGCAGATGGCGAAGTTGACGGGCCGGGTGACGTAAACCCTTGACATCGACGAATTATCGGTAATGATATCTATTGAATCGTCAGGCCCCGCGCGTTCGGGACGGATAGACCCACCTCTCAGGCGGGTTTGAGCCGGACAGACGCACGACCGCTCACGACGTTGAGTGTTTCGTGTTCTGTTTCTAAGGCTCAAACTATGGCCACACCAATCACCCTCTCGCAACTCAAGACGGAGGTTATCCCTCCGTTGATTAAAGCTCACACCAAGGGCGGCAAGATCGATCAAGATGCCGTCCGCAAGTCCATCCGCGCCATGCTCAAGCAGGGCGATGAGGAAATTCCCGTTGTCAACGAAGCCGGCGATCCCGTCGAAATCGAGGAAATCATCCTCGTGGGAGCCGCGCCCGCTGAAGAAGCGCCCGCTGAAGAAGACCCCGCCGAAATGACCACCGAATCCGTGCAGCGGATGGTGGCTGATTCTGTCGCCAAGGCGATCAGCGAGCAGCGTAAAACCTCCAGCATCGACATCCGCCACCGTCGCCCGACGATGGACGTGAAGCCGGAGCAGAAGTTTGCGTTACCCGCGAACGTCATTCGCACGACCGTCAAATCGTTCAATGGCTCAAGCGAAGAAAAAGAGTTCAAGGCTTACGCCTTTGGCATGTACGTAAAAGCAAACGTCATGCAGGATCGGGACGCCGCAGAATGGCTCAAGGGCCGCAATTTGTGGCGAACCAAGGCGCAGTCCAGCACGGCCAACAACCTCGGCGGTGCGTTGATCCCTGAAATTCTCGCATCGGATTTGATCCGGCTCGTTGAGGAATATGGGGTCTTCCGCTCCAACTCCCGCACGGTTCCGATGCCCAGCGACACGCTTTTGTATCCGCGCCGCACCGCAGGACTGACCGCGTATTTCATCGGCGAATCGACAGCGGCTACCGAGAGCGAAGCGACATTTGCGAACGTGCAACTCGTTGCCAAGAAGCTCGGTACGCTGACCCGGTTCCCGTCCGAACTGGCTGAAGATGCTGTTATCTCGATCGGCGATCTGCTGGCCGAGGAAGTCGCCCAGGCGTTCGCCAACAAAGAAGACGAGTGTGGCTTCAACGGTGATGGCACTTCGACCTACGGCGGCATCATCGGCGTCCTGCCTTTCGCAGGTTCCGCCAGTGTCTCAACTGCGGCGACGGCCAACACAGCTTTTTCAACATTGGACCTGACCGACTTCCACGCGGTTGTTGGCTTGCTTCCTCGTTACGCTCGCGCTCGAGCCAAGTGGTACATCAGCCAGCAGGGCTTTGCCAATTCCATGCAGCGTCTCGCTTACGAGGCCGGCGGCAACACGGTGGACACCACGACTGGCGGCATCTCCGAGCAGTTCCTCGGCTATCCGGTCGAGGTGACGCAGGTACTCAACTCCACGCTTACCGCGCAGACATCGACGGCGATCCTGGCGTTTGGCGATCTGACGATGGCGACCACGTTCGGTGATCGCCGCAATATCGACGTGGCCATGAGCGATCAGCGGTACTTCGATCAGGACCAGATCGGTGTACGAGGCACAGAGCGCTTCGACATCGCCTGTCATTCATTCGACTCGACCAGTGACGCTGGCCCGATGATCGTTCTCAAAACACCATCTTCGTAAGGAATTGATTCAATGATTCCCAGCCAAAATAGCAAAGTAGTCAACCTGATCCCGCCCGTTGTCATTAAGGACAACGCAAGCTGGGTCACCACTGAGATCGATACCAAGGGGTTCGATTACTGCACGATCTACGTCAACCTCGGCGCGACGGACATCGCAGCGGCGGCGCTCAAAGTGCAGGAATCGGACACCACCGGCACAGGCTCTGCCGACGTGACGGGTCTGGTGTTCGGCACTTCCACCAACACGGCGGGCAGCACGTCCGCACTACCCACGGCAACCGACGACGGCGATATCTTCGCGTTCGAGATCGACTGCCGTTCGCGCAAACGGTTCCTCGATGTTGTCGCCACGGCGGGCAATGGTACGACCGGCACGTATGCCAGCGGCCTGGCCATCCTCGAAAAGGCGACCAACACCCCGACGACCGCTGCGGAACGTGGATGCAATCAGGTATTGCGTCTGTAATCAGCCTCCTCCTCCTCACTCGGAAGGGCGGGCGGAAACGCTCGTCCCTTCTTTTATGCCATCGGTTGTGATTGTCATCCCCGCGCGTGGAGGCTCCAAGGGCATCCCGCGTAAGAACATGCAGACCCTTGGACCGTACCCGCTCTTGTGTAACGCGGTTCGGATATCGCGTGAAGTGAAGGGCGTCGATGGTGTGTACGTTTCGACTGAGGATGATGTGATCGCCGGTGTGGCGGATCAGTTCGGGGCGATTGTCATCAATCGACCGCACCACCTTGCACAGGACGCGACGCACACCGCACCCGTCATCCAACACGCGATCATGTCGATGGAGGTGAGGCCGGATATCACGGTGCTGGTGCAATGCACAACGCCATTCATCAGGCCATCGGACATCCAGCGAACGATAGCGGTATTGGAAGGCCACCCGAAAGCCCATTGCGCCTTGACCGTGAACGATGGTCGTTATCTGGTGCTGGGCGTGGATGGTCAGGGTTACGGCGAGCCGATCACGTATTCGACTGGTTACGTTCGGCGTCAGGATGAGCGACCGCTATACAGCCTCAACGGTGGGGCGGTGGCGATGTGGACTAATAAATTCATGGAATGCGAGACTCTTATCGCCGATCCGATGATCCCGGTCCCGATGGATTGCCGACGTGGCCTGGACATCGACACGCCGGAGGATTTGCAGCTCGCTAAGTGCATGGCGGATGGAGGTTATCTCTATGCCGGATGAATCGGGGACATGGATCATACTGGGCAGCAGTGCCGACGCGGCGGACCATTACAAGCTCGCTCGTGAGCGATGGCCTGACGCCGTGCGGATGACGTGCAATCGCGGGTTTATGATCGAGCCTGCGCCGGACTATTACATGATTTTCGACGAGCTGGCCGTTGAAAAGTGGACCGACCAGGCTCACGCCATGCGGGAGCAGCATGGAACGAAGCTCATCACGATACGTAAGAAGCAATCAATAGTCGAGGCTCGCCGAATCGACGACTTCGATGAGTTCTTTACGCCACACCCGAACGATTGGGGGATGTCGGGTTTGTGGTGTACCCATCTAGCGATCCAGCACGGCGCGAAGCATGTTGTGCTGGCGGGGATGCAGGGCTACCCGCAGACAACGGGTGATGAGCCGTGCTATTTCGATGGTACGCGGTCGATCCAGAACATGGTGAGCAAGACGCACGTCATCGGTGAGCGATTGACCACTATGGCCGCTCAAAATATTGACGTGACGTTCACGATTCTGGGGCCTGTGAAGTATGAAGCTCAAGGGCCGAACCTGATTGTAGAGGACGTGGTATATGCGAGTTGAAGTTCTCAATAGTTTCGGCGCGTATCGACGAGGCCAGATACTTGACCCGCCTGATGGCGTGGCCACGTTATGGCTACGTACGGGGTGGGTGAAGCACGCGGAAGACGTGAAGGACGCAAAGCCGCAACAGAACAAGCGGGTGAAGCAGGCTCGCAAACGCAAGAGCAAGGAAAGCTAATTATGGCAACCACAAGCGAAGTCAAATCAGCACTCGACGGGATCGGCCAACTCATCGCGGGATCGCAGTGATTACGCTCGCGTATCTTAAACGACGCCTCGGTATCACCGGCAGCGACGACGATACACGCTTGCAGGAATGTATCGACGCGGCGACGCTGACGATGGAGCGGATCGCTAATCGCAAGTTTGCCGCTCGTGATATCCGCGAGTTCTACACCCCGAACCGCCAGAATGTATTGGTGTTGGGGAATTATCCCATCATCGACCTGTACCGGGTCGCGTGGGGAAGCGAGGACGCTATCCGTGTTTCCTATTCCGGCTCAGACATCCGTGCATCGGTGCGGGTGAATGATACGGGTGTGGACCTTCGCTCGGTTGCCGCCGATGGCACGGTGACGGATACCGCGTTGACGTTCGCCACCTACCCGACGCTCTCGACAATGACCGCTGCGATTACGGCGGTGAGTGATTGGACGGCGACGCTGCAATCAGACGACGCCGAAAGCGACGAGCTTCACCGCCTGAACATCCCCGACGCCAAGACTGGCGCTAAGGATTTGACCTGGCCGGATCGTGACGAGGACGAATACCACGCCGATCTTGATAGCGGATTAATTACGTTCAAGTCTTTCTACTCAACCGCCTGGCCGGATACTGAAATTGGATTCAGCAAGGGGTTTGAGCGTGTGTTCGTGTATTACCGCGCGGGCTATGAAACCATCCCCGCCGATATCGCGGAGGTGGCGGGCGAGCTTGCGAGCGAGATATTTCAG